TGACGCTAAAGGTGGTCGTTGGATGGGTCCCATACCTCCAAGAGTGGCAAAGGTGTTACGCACATATGGGACCGCGCACATCCAAATGGAAAACCTTTTCAATCGGTGGGATCATGATGATCCACGTGGAGTATTCCAGCAATACATCATGCGCGATCTCGTTGACGCTGCGAACAACGAAAGCGTCATGGAGAAACGTTACGCTAGCCGGCTCCGTGATCTGGACGACAAAGCCGATCTCAAGAAGTCCGTCGACAATCCCCTCTTCAAGGTCCCGGGCACCCAACAGCTGATGACCCTCACCCGAGGGAACCTTCGATCAATCCTCCTCAACGCAGGCAATCCCTCGAACCTCCTCAAGATGGCGAAGGGCTACAACATCCCCTCCGATATGCTAACCGCTTGGCTTCATACCCACGCCACCAAAGAGGATTGGGACTGGGGCCAGAAGATGGGGGATATCTTCGGTGACCTTAAGAAAGAAGCCGATACCATGTACCGGAACCTCTCTGGGGTAGCTCCGGAGTCGATCAAGATTGATCCCATCCAGACGCCGCATGGCCAGTATCCGGGGTGGTATTACCCCCTCATTGCCCATCCCGAGTTCGAAGGTCCGGTGAAGAAGATGATGGGAAAGGACGCCCTCGAACAAGATGGCTTCGTTCGGGCGACCACTGCGAACGGCTACACCAAGTCCCGCACCGGTGCTTCCTATCCCCTCGCGCTAGACCTCGACATGCTCCCTCCACGTATGAAGCAGATGATCCATGACATCTCGATGCGGCCCTCCATTATTAACGCCTCAAAGATCTTCTACGACAAGGACATCCGCTCGACCATCCAAACTCGGTTCGGCACTGAATGGCGGGATATGCTGGTCCCCTACCTCACCGATGTAGCCAACTCCGCGAACTACATCCCGAAGGACCAGCGGATGCTTGCCAATGCTTCGGAGTTCATGAGGCAGAACCTGATCTCAACCCTCGTTGGATTGAACCCCGGTACGGTGTTGAAGCATGGGCCGACCGCCCTTGTGCAATCCCTTCATGAGGTCGGGCCGGGGAACTTCTTAAAGGCGCTTAAAGGGCTTACCTCGATCAACGAGCGCACCGGTGAAACCAATTGGCAGTTCGCTATGTCGACGAGCGAAGAACTCCAACGGCGGCATCAGAACTACGTGGAGACCCTCGGCGGGGCCACTCAGTTGCTCCAACCCAAGGACGGCTTCGCCTCCTTCCGCTCGACGGTCCAGCGCTTTGGTGCCTCCCCCGTCGCCATCTCCGATCTCCTTTCCGCAGTCCCAACATGGTTGGCCCAGTATGAGAAATCGATCACTGAGGGTCAAACACATGGTGATAGCGTGTATGATGCTGATCGTGCTGTTCGCCGCGCTCATGGAAGCATTGCGATTACTAATCGATCTTCGGTGATGCGGGGTGGGGCACTGGCGCAGTGGATGACCTCGGTGTATGGGTTCTTTAACCATATTATGAATCGGCAGTATGAGCTTCTTTGGAAGTCAGGAGAGGCCCTTGATCTGGTTAAGGAAGGGAACTACGGCGAGGCTATGAAGCGAGCGCCTGAACTTACGAGCATGCTCTTCGCCTATGTCCTTGCCCCGGCGTTGATTGAGGAAGCCATTACCCCCTTAATGTCCGACGAGAACGAAAGCTGGGGGAAGAAGGCCGCAAAGGGTGTGGCGTACACCTTAGGGGCCAGCTGGGTTGGCATTCGGGACATCGCCAATGCGGTCCTTAACGGGCGGGACCCAGCGATTGGGTTGATTCAGACCCAGGCCAAGGCCCTCACCGACTTTGCTCGGGACATGGGGAAGAAGGCGCCGTTCTCCAAGGAACACGCGGGGAAGGTTGTGCGGGATGGGTCGACCTTGCTCGGGGCCCTCACTGGGGTAGTCCCAGGGCAGGCCGGGCGGGTAGCGCAGTTTGGCACCAACCTTGCCAGCGGTCAAGATAAGCCTAAGGGTCCATGGGGCTGGCTCACAGGGGCGCGGTTCGGCACAATTCAAGGTCACCCATCGACGTTCCAAGAATGGCAACGTCATCACTTAGGAGGTAGATAATGACTACACCAGCATCGATACGATCGAACAACCCCGGCGCAATGTGGGGGAAGGGGAACCCCATTGCTTCTAAATGGGGCTCCACCAAAACTGAAGACCTTGCTGATGGCCTTGGGCAAGGGAACAACATCGCGCACTTCCCCACGATGGTCCAAGGAGCGGCAGCACAGTTCGATCTCTGGAACCAACACTACACGGGGATGACCCTTCATGATGCTATTCGAAAATGGTCCGGTGGGAACTGGTCCCAACCATACGCTGACTTTCTTACAAAGAACACCGGCTTGTCAATGTCGACGGTGATCACCTCGACGGTTCTTGCTTCATCGCAGGGGCTCAAGCTGATGGAATACCAGGCCCGTTGGGAGGCTGGGGTTCCCTATCCGATGACTGAGGCTGAGTGGCAATCGGCACAGGCGTTGGTGTTTGGGAAATCGGTGCCCATTGCCCAACCTCAAGTAGCGGCTAAGCCCTTGGAGCCCCATGTGGTCACTATGACCCTACCCGAGGGAACCACTCTCGTTGTTAATGGCAAAACCATTCAATTGTGAAAGGAAAATGAATGTCGCAACTTACCGCTAAGCAATGGTTCCAGATCATCTCTGGAAGTATCTCCGGGTTCATCACAGCTGGGGCGTTATTCACCAGCTTGTTCGGTCAGGACATGACGCTTAAAATCATTGCTGGGCTCGGCCTTGTTAATATCATCCTCTCTTCCGTCGGCGCCACGCTCTCTGGGCAAGGGGCCACGGTGAAGGAAGTCCTCGCCATGCCCGGAGTGGAGAAGATCACGGTCAACGCTCAAGCCAACCAAACCCTATCCGCCATTGCTATTGACCCGAAGGTGGACAACATCGCCCCAACCCAAGCCGCTGAGGCAAAGGTTTCTGAAACCGCGAAAGGATAAGCATCAACATGAGCGTCCTTGATTTTGGCCTTGAAGCTTATGGTATCCCCGAGGCTACCGTGCAAGAATTGGACAAACAACTTCCGGCATTACAGCGGTTGTTGGCTTTGTACAAACAGGCACAACCGGACATTGCTGCGGTGCTTCCGGTAGTTCAGCAAATCATCGCAGTGGTAAAACAGAAGGAGACCTGATAATGACCTTAAGCACCACCATTGAAAACTTCCTCGTTGAAACCGAAGCCGATGTTCAAGCGGTGATCGCTGATGTTTCAAAAGGGATTGCTCAGGCCGAGACCTATATTGACGATGCCCTTACATGGGTCGTTAATAACATCCCAACGATTGTTGCCGATATCGAAGGGGTGATCGGCTTCGCGGCAGCGGTTGGAGCTACGACTAACCCCACAGTGGCGGCCGCGGTCGCTGCGGCACAGACTGCGATTACGGCGCTCAACGCTGTGGCTTCGGCAAAGAACTCTGGCGCCTCGGATGTTCAGACCTTGCTTGCTGGTTATACTGCGGTGAAGCAGGCTCAGGCTTCAGCTGCAACTACTGCGGCGGCATCAACTACAGCAGCCGCACAAAGCACTGCGGCACCGACCACTTAACCTACATAAGGGGCTGTCTGTATGGAACACGAGTCGTTGATTGGAATTGCTATTCAGACAGCCCTGTTTCTCTTAGGCGGCTACGCGATGGTGATCAAAGCGGATATTGGAGCCCGGAACCTCAAAGAGGAGGTAATGGAAATGAAAGAGGAATTGAAGACCTTAGCCAATGTAATCACGGTTCAAGCGGTGCAAACGACTCGGCTGGATAACTTAACCGTGCAGGTAACACAGCAGGGAAGAACTATCGAGGAGCTTCGTCGTGGGACCGGGTTCATTGCCGATCGAAACGCGAAATCGGTGGACCGTGAGTATTAGTCCAGTTCCCCTTGTGGGACCTTAAACCAGCGCGACCCGTGCTTATCGGTCCCACGACTCTCCATCATCCCGGAAGCGAGCATGGTTTCAATCACCCGCCACAGAGATGTGAGCGGGATTCTGTTGCGTGCGAAGTTGACGATCTTGTGCTCTGGGACGCCATCGGGGCCGGAGAGCTTTACGAAGTGGGCGATTTCGTCGAGGGCTCTGGCGTCGGTCCCACTGGAACCTGATGTAAAGATATCTGGCATAAATTGCTCGGCTTCCACGAGCCAACCCATCGCACGATTAAAGTCCTCTTTCGTAAGTAGAAGAACATCAGACCTATCCGCGGCAGATACCATTGATAGTTTATATAGATGCACACGCCTGCGCGTTTTGTAATGCAGTAACTTCGGATGATTGACCGTTGGGGGCTCCCCAAGAGCACGCCAATTGTTAACTGCATCCCTGTACTCAGCAGTAACTTTGTACTCTCCCGATAGAGCGTTGATCTGCTTGATGTCATGAATCAAATCCTTGTCCATTTCTCGCGCCTTCTGCGCGAAATCGTCCCCAATGATCCGTTCGTCTGAGTGGATTAGGATCACCCGAGAGGTAAAGCCTTGGTCCCAAGCGTTCTCGGGCATAAGGGCGACGAGGTTCGATGGGGTCGTCCCCGAGATCAAATTGACCTGCGGCCGTGAAATCTTAATATCGATATCTCTTCCCCTTCGCTTCTGGGCATAGGGATCGGGATCATAAAAGGCAGAGAGAAGTCCCACCATCTCATCATCGTATTTATGCATAAATGCGGTAAGTTCCTCGGCGGTGATTGTAGTGTTGAAGTATTCGAGAGGTGGGTCAGGTAACCGAGCGATAAACCGCTTTGAGCTAGCCATAGTATCAACAAGACTCGCACCGGTGAGGGACGTGGGGGCGAAATGGAATTCAGGAATCTCTGACATGTACTTTTTGGCAACACGGATGATCCTGTTCTTCCCCACGCCGGGGTTTCCGACGATGAAGATGTAAAGGTTGGGGTAAAGTTCGGAGGAGGTTCGAAGCCAGCATCGCATTTCCATCACAGCGGCTACGGTGAATATCCCGGCCCATTTGCGGAAGAGGGCTGGGGACTCCAAATTGTCAGTGTGATTTTCGAATGATTCTATCCATGATTCCAGTTTCCGGCGTCCGCTTGCGGCCCCCGTCACCTTCTTCGTATCCGCGGAGTCCATCCGGGTTCGATTGTGCATCGTATCCGCCCCTATTCCAGCCACATTTGGCTTCGTATGGTATGATGAGTTGTCGGCCGTGGCCGATGTCTACGGGAACTTCTAGCTGGGTGAGGAGTTGGGGGATGATTTCATCTTCGAGGTGCTGGGGGTATTGGAATACGAGACCGTCATGTTCATGCATAATGGGTGTGGCGAGTTGAGAATGCCATATGTTGAGGAGGCCGTTGTTGACGATGTAGGCTTCGGAGTTCTGTGGGTCATAGGAGACGGCACCGCGGATGGTGTCTTCTTCGGTGCGACGATCGAGGAACCAACGTTTACGGCCGGTTATGCCGATGATGTAGCCAACGGTTACAAGTTGGCGGGCTACCCATTGATGCCATTCGTCGTGGCCGGGAAAGGCCAAGCGATAGAGGGGTTGGAAATTAGCAACGAGGTCAACGGGAACTCCGGTTTGTTGGCTGATGGCCGGAGGCATGCCCTTAAAGTTAGTGCCATGACCGATCTTCTTGCATAGGTCTCGATGGGTATAGTGACGGTAGAAGGGGGCCTTAGGGTTATCGCAGAGGTATTTATCGGCTTTGGGTTCTCCAGTCCAGCCAAGATTGGGCCAGACCAGCTTGGCGACGTAGGTGTGAAGGTCGCTACTTTCGCAGGCATCGAGGTAAGTGCCGTTTTGGAAGAGCTTCCACTGAATGGCACCGACGATGCGGGATTGAATTTGCTTGGCGTCAACCTTGCACCATTTCATCCCAACGTCGGCGATGAAGATAGAACGAAGGGATTCTTCGACGTTCTGTAAGTTCCCTCCCGTTCCTTCAATGAAGGTACTCGATGACAGGCGGCCGGAGTTTGTCCCCGCGATGTTATAGGTGGTTCGAATCCGACCATCCGAGTCGAGCTTTGAGTTTAGCTTCTTAATCTTCTCAGCGATGTCCGACATCGCGTTCATGTGGGTGACGATCGGCTTGGCTACGGTGTACCCGGCTAGACGCTCTCGGGCAGCGCGGTCAACTGTGGGTCGACCATGCCGTTTGATCGCTGGAATCTGTAAGCGGTTGTAAAATAAATCGATCCGATCCTGTGGAGAGCGCCAGTTGAAGCCGGGCATTCCTACGCCTTCGAGGACGATGCGTTCGAGGTTTCGCTCTAGGACTTCCATCTTGGTGAAGAGTTCATCAACGACTTCGGCCTTACGTTGAAGATCGATTCGAACTCCTCGAAGGCCCATCTCTAGGAGAGGCCCTTGGAGTTGACGTTCGAAGTGGTAAGTCTCGGCAGTAACCGGATCGAGTTGGATTTCCATTGCGTCGTAGCATTTGCGGGTAGCTAAGACATCGACGCCATTGTATATTTGCTCCCCATCCCATATCGGAACTGTATCTGGATTTGTTTCATGGGTGTTGATTATTCTAGCCATCAATTATCCCGCTTGATAGTGTGGCGGTTTTTGTGATCTACCTTCCAAGCACCGAAATCTGTGTACAAAGAACCAAGGTATCCTAGGCCCTTAAGAGCTTCTGGTTGAAGGCTATGGCTAAGCAACATGGTATCTTGTTGAGCCCCCATCACTCCGATTCCGTAGGCTCGCCAGAGGAAGGCGATGTCGTAGAGGCCGTTTTGGAAGAGCTTGGGAATGCTTCCATCCACAAGAATGTTGCGCACAAGTTGCCAAGCCGAGGACTCACTTGATTTATTCGGCCAATAACTTCGGTCCTTTGCTCGCTCGTCATCAAACGGTATAACGATAGCTCGGCTAGCTGAGGGGGCGAATCCAATGCAAGTAACTCTTGTTCCAGCTGTTTCAATATCGACAGAAAGGAGGCTACAGTCCTTCCTGATGTACTCGTTGATAAATTCATCGATATCCTCCAAAGTCGGTTCAATCCAAATCTCACAACTCGGCCGACGAACATCAGGGAACTCGGCCTCCCGTTTGGCTTTCATTAGGTCGAAGATCACTGTTGGTCTGTGGGACCATTCCCGAAGTACGGCGGCAGGATGATAAGTAGGAAGTAGCTTATAGCCAGTAACAAGATGAGTGCTAACAAGGGTCGTCCCACGGAGCTTTGATACACCCGTGCGGCCAGCGAGAGCCCACAAAGCAGTATTCCCCAGAGCGATAATGAGATTAGGATCGCGGGATAGAATTTCTTCAGCAAGCCGGTCCAGTTCGGGCTCAAACTCGGTTTGGACGTATCGAGAGGGGAGAAGGGCGGGGTAGGAGGGGATTCCATCGGCTTTGCCTCCACAGAACCACTCCAGCTTATTGCCGGGGGGATGTCTATTGAAGACATTAGTTCGGTACGTTTCAGGATGAAGTCCCCAAATGGCGTCGATAGACTTAGGGTCCCCTTTTTTGTAGTAATCGCTGATATATTGTCGGTCGAGTTCGGTGAGTTCAATGATTCCTGCGTCATGGAGCATCCTTAAGAGTTCGATTCCGCTTGGTCCACAAAATCCTTGGGAGATGCGTTGCTCTTGCTCCCCCCAAGCTTCGCCAACAATTACAATTGGCTTCAAAAGCACTTCTCCTCAACCAGCTTCGCGTATCCCACCACGTCCTCCCAATGTTGCTTCGACATCGACTTGCCGGAGAGGATGCGGGAGAACTTCAACGCGATCATATCCATAGATTCGCGTTCGATGTCGGAGAGGGTGTTCCAACCGGGCCCGGCGCGGAACATGCGCTTGAAGCTTTGAGAGATAATGGCGTTGTCCTCAAAGGTGCCGTGGGTATGTTGGCGTTCTTCGAGTAGGGGGAGTCTAGGCTCACGCTGATCGGCAACATCGCGTTCGATCTCAGCGAGCATGTCGTTGGGGAGCTTGAAGGGCTTTTGCATCGATCAATCCTCTACTTGCGTCTTAGAAAGCATCTTGCCGCAATTGGGACAATAGGTATAGACACCCATACCTCCACCCGCCATACCAAATCCACTTTCGGCCTCGACATGGCATTCTGGACAATGGGATGGCCCAGCTTCTGGAATGTCTGGGTGTTGCTCAGTGGAGTCTATATGAAACGTCAGTTTGTCATCGGTCATCGGTGGGGCTTTCAAAAAGGTGGCCCGAGCTTTGTGGGCCCGGGCCAGAGTTGGGGAGAAGGGTTAGTCGTTATCGATCGGCAGGAACTTCTTCACCGAGGCGAACTTCTGATCCCCGGATTGGTTGGCCTCGTGGATGATGACGAGGCGAACCTCGGTGTTGGGGGTGTCCCCAAGGGCTTGGCGAACGGTCTTGTCGGAGAGATCGATCGCGCAGGCGGATTCGAGGAAGTCGGTCAGGCGCCAGAGGGCGTCCGGGGTGAGGTAGAAGCAAGTGGAGTTGTTCTTGAGGAACTTATCGGTGATGCCGCCGATCGCTTCGAGTTCATCGGTGTCGACGTCTTCGCCGGCCGAGGTTAGGGCGAAGGTGAATTGGACGAAGGGGGTTTTCTTCTGGGAGGAGACTCCTTCTTCGTACAGACCCTTGATCACGGCGGTATAGGTGCCGATGGGTAGGGGCTTCGGGCGTTCGATGTCGGCGGCGGGGGTGTCGAGGATGGATTCGAAGCTGGAGGCGGCGGAGGTTTTAGCCATGTGGGGTTGGTTCCTATTGGTTGGGTTGGGTTGAGTTAAAGTACGTTAGTGCCTTCAACACCACGGCGCATTCTTGCCAATGTACGTTGTTGAAGCCAATGCTGCGCTTCCTCGATTTTGGTTAGAGCAAGCGCATTCTCACGGCAGGCAAAAGAGCCAGCCTGAAACGAGCGTAGTCGATCTGCGACTATAGCCAATAGAACTTCTTGAGTAATACCATTTACACCATGTTCATTGATGGGACCATTCTGAAAAAGCACTACGAGGCCATCCATCTGTGCAATTGGCATTGATGCGGAATTGGCCGATGCATTATCTGATGCATCAAATCCGGTGACTTCATATCGGTGATTGGCTCCTCCGGCACCAGATTCATCAGTTACAGTTATCTGCAATTTGTCATTTGCGGGGTTTATAATGTGGTCTGTAATTGTGCGCAATGTTACCTCCGTTGTAATGTAACCGCTTTGGGCTTCTCTATCTTCACAGGCGGGTCACGAAGCACTGCAAAGAAATCGGCGAGGCCGGTCTCGATGGGATAGGATTTTTCCATCTTGAACGGGGCTGGATTGGCGAGGTCGATAAGTGGGCTCGATGTTGTCTCAATCTGCCGCTTACCGGACTTGTTGGTGTACTTCACATAGGAGGGGAAGTACTGGGGGATCTTTGGGGACAGGGCTGCGCCGACCCCTTGCGGGAACCCCTTGGTGGTGCCATCAGGAAGCTCAATGTACCGAACATGAGCGATGACGATTACGTTGGTGGCGAAGCTTGGGCCAGTAAGGGTGGCAAGGGCGGTCTCCACCGCGTCTTGGGCATCGCCATAGATCGCCCGGGGCTCCTTGGCGAGGTTCGGGGGCATAAGGGATTCGCGGAAGTCGTAGGCGGCGTCGCAGAAGCGGCTGAGGGAGTCGAGGACGAGGATGCAGTCCGGGCCCCAATCCGAAGGCTTCCCAAGGTCGGTCCCTTCGTACTTCCAGTGGTCGAGCATTTTCATTCCGGTGACGAAAGCGCGGACTTTGCCATCGATCACCGAGCCGGTTTCAACGGTCTTGCGCTTGTCGCGAAGGGTGACGTAGTCGACGTTGCCGATCATCTCGGGGCAATCGCGGAGGACGGCTTGGCGAAGGATGTCGAGCTTGGAGTCGAAGTCGAGGATGCGAAGTTTGTACCCAGCGGCCACGAGGGACACGAGCGAGCCGGTCTTGCCGGTCATGGCATCGCCGACGGTTAGTAGTTTGACGAGGGTGGTGGATTGGTGATCGGAGAGGGAGGGCATGATCGGAGCTTCCTTATGATTTCTTGAGCGTTCTTCCAGTCTGTATCGTTGCCCCAAGAACCAACGAACTTCTGTAGCCATTCTATAAGATGGGTGTCATTCACCGCCCACTCCTATCCCAGAATGGGTTGTAGGCGTTCTCGATCCCGGTCTGGTCGAAGCTGGCCTTCAATAAGGTTTCTCGAATAGCAGGGGATTTTGAACATACCTCCTTAAAAGGGCACCCTCCATATTTAGTACATGCAGTATCATTCTGAGGCCAATAGTTCGCTGTTGCGAAGTCCTCAGCCTCTCGTAGGTAGTAACGTAAATCAGCGAGCCATTCGGTAAGCTGGTCTTCGGTGCGATACGCAAAGCCGCGAGCGAATGCGTTGGGCTTTTCAAGAAGTACTTGTGCGGCATCGATGATTACTCCTTTCACAGGGGAGTTCAGCATGATCTTCCCGGCAAGGGTATAGAGGGTCATTTGGTTCGATGGGGTCCATTGGTCCATCCAGTAGCCGCCGATGGTGGAGACGGAGGTCTTCCGGTCCATTACGTAGAGGTCCCCGGC